TGTTCCCTTGAGCGTCACAAGAGTACCTGCTACTGTCCTTGCACCAGCAAGTATGCAGGATTCTTTAATAGCATCCCAGATACCATCTGCCTTGCATCCTTTGATAAAAGTGTTGTACGCCATCCGGACAGCAGGTTCCAATGTCTGACCATCAGCAGCCTCTACTGCTAAAACATAAGCTGCTGCATCCGAGTCGTCGGGAAACACCTGAGTGTTAGGTAGCGTCACCTTCCCCGGATTGCCACTATACTCAGACGTTAGCGTCACCTTCCCTGGATTGCCACTATACCCAGACGCCCAGACCACCGTCATACATCACCTCCGTCCACAACCGGCTGTGGTTCAGCCCACACACCATCAGTGAACTCATAGACAATATCAGTCACCGGATCCGTCCATTGATCACCATTCACCCAATCAACACCGTCATTATCGGTGGGGTAAACAACGACATAAGGAATAGCATCAGGTCCGGTATAAGCTGGGTTGCCACGTCCATCAACAAGGAAACGAGGTTCTACAGCACCAACAAAGTAAGGACCAACCTTGTACAACTCAGCACGTTGCCTTACGGTCTCTACAACACTTGCTGCAAAGTATTCTTCAGCCGTCGCAGCAGTTGTACTGCCTTGAACAATGCTGAACTCTGCTGCCAAAGCAGGCAGCAATTCATCGGGGATGTTAAGAGTAAATTGAGCCATGATAATAATCTCCTTCAGGATTTGATGATAGCGAAACCAATAACAATAGCTTCACTGAGTGAACCCGTTGTGATGTTTGTTACATTGATGCTGGCAGAACCAGCAGCAGCTTGAGCATTAAGTAAATAAGACCCAGCCGTACCACCACTAACGTGGTTCAAAACCAACAAATCATTCGCCCCGATCGAACTATTAGTAAGGGTAAAAGTGACTGTTGTATCGGCTGCCAAAGCATCAGTATTCATTTCGATGCGACCACACGGTGCATTAAGTGTTACACCAGTGCTTTTGTTATTTTGTTGAGTTTGAGTACCACCATTACCAGAGATATAACCAAAGGTTCCCTCAGTAGAACTATAACCAAGATTGCCACCACCACTGACACCAGCATTGTTGAACAAGACAGCACCGTTGCTGCCTTGAACAAGAGCTACAATACCAGTTGCATCAGGGAAGCTGATGTAACGATTAGCCGTAGCAGTGATGCTTTGAATCGTAGTGGTATAGGTGCCACCGCTGTCAAGGTTGATGTCGCCCTTATTGGTCAGGACGTTGCTGGTCTTGTTGTACGTCAGGTCAGCATCACCACCAAAGGCACCGCTGTCATTGAATTGAATCTGGGTGTTGCTACCACCAGGGGATACAGCAACCCAGCTGTTGTCTCCACGAAGGAACGTGGTGGCAGAGGGCGTGCCAGTAGCCGACAGCTTGCTGATACCAACGACACCATTGTCAATAGCCCAAGCGGTTCCATTACTCGACACCGTAATGTCACCTTTATCGCCGTCTCCAATTCCACCACCAATAGCACCCCAAGCACCGTTAGCGTACCCTTCAAATTCGTTAGTGGACGTGTTGTAACGGAAGTAACCGTTGACAGGGGAAACATCCCGTTGACCAGTAGTACCCTTCGGAATAATGGCGGAACCTGTTGCAGCAGTCTTCGACACACCACTAGAAGCAGCAGCAGGGATTGTTACAACTCCTGTTTTTTGATCAACCTCAAACGTATCGCCAACTTTAAACTTACCGTTCTGATCAGTACTAGACTGCCAAACGCGACCATTATCTAAGTTAACAACCTGTCTAGTATCATCCGCAACACCACCGTAATCAGGAAGAGCACGATAGTCCGTACCGGAACCTACATGTTCAAACGTATGACCACCAGTGCTAATAAGAGAACGAAGGAAGAACCTAACAGTAGTTCCATCAGTCAGCTCTGCAGTTAAACCAAGGTTAGTGCTGTAATCATTAGGATCAGGATTAGAAATGGTTACATCATAACCATCTCCATTGACATCACTACTAAGGATTGGGTAGATCGTACCACCAGTACCATCGGCATTACCACCAATCTGAACAAGCATGGTATCCACTGGACGTGGATTAGTTTGATCACCATGCCACGAAGAATCGGGTGTAGTATCAGAGATGGTAAACGTAGTAGCTCCAGCAAGAGCAGTACCGTCAGCAGTAGCAGTGAAGATATTGGTAGGACTCTTACCATCAGCAATCAATCCATACTCACCGAAGTCAGTGGTACAATTGCTTAGGTTAAGTTGTCCACCATTCAACGCCTTACCGTGGTAGCGGCAGAACGTACCAAAGAAGCTAACAAGTTGTGCATAACCATTGTTCGTACACAATACACCAGGACCATTAAGAAGGATCTGGGTGAACGAATCCACCACCATGCTTCTCAGTGGACTGTTAGAGGCAGGAACACTACCATCAATCAACAAACCACCGCCAGTAGGACCAGAGGTTTGGTCACCACCAAGGGCGTCTAGAGGAAGATCAGTTTGATCATACGGAACAGAGTTGTCTATGTTAGAGTCTGCAAAATTAGTGCAGTTCTGAATATAGGGACTCTTTCTAATGAAGGCATTGTTATAGAAAGCAACAGCCCAACCCTGATTATCAGGAAGACCGTAGGTGACTCCAGGATCAAGAGTATTACCACCAGCCGTACCACTTGCCTTAAGACCAACAAAGGTCATGTTGGCAAGCAGTGTACCGCTGTTAACTTCAAACATTGTGTTTGTCTCGGTAGCCGGTGTAGGCCGTACGAAACAACTACGAAGAGCAGTACCTACAATGGATACGTTCTCTCGTTCGATTTGAATAGGTAGAGTCTCTTGGTAAACACCAGGCGAAACAAGCACAAGGCTTCCATCAGCACCATCCGTATTGATTAGCTCAACAGCGCGTTTGATAGACTTAAGTGGAGTCTGAGGGAGAAAACCCTTATTATCAACTGCATCACTACCATTGATAGCATCTACATATCGAGTAATAGTATTCGTTGCTGGTGAAAATGGTTGACCAACTGCAACAATCCTAAAGCCAGATCCATCATAGATCTTGAATTGTTGATTACCTGTACTAATATCTAACCAACCTTTACCAGCATTTAGGTTAGTTGTTGGTTGAGTAGTTGAGACTTCAATAAAGTGCCGTTCATCAATAGCTGCTGTAGTAGCAATCGTTGCATCAGTAGCTACCCACGTACCACCACTAGCAGTAGAGTAAATAGTCTCATCAGTAACGTTCCACGTAGTTGTGTCAACGTAGTTCTTGGTGGCAGCATCCTGAGAGCTGGTGGGCTCACCCATGTTGTTGATTTGGTTACCACCCATGTCGATGTCATCCGGCAGGACAGCATCATAAAGAGGTACAGTTTGACTTCTCCATTCCTCAACAGAGAATCTCATCTGATCATTAGTTTTGTTTAGATCCTGGGCTCTAATAGCAGATCCAGCAAAGAAGGTAACAATAGGTTTAGATACATCGGTACTACGATAAATCAGAATATCGGCACCATTTGGTGGAGCTGTATCAAATTGAATCGTTGTAGCGTTGGCAAATGTGTAAGCAGATGTTTCACTGCCGTTAATGCGAGCTTTAACGTCAGTTTCGTCTAAATATTCAAATGTAATGGAATAGAGAGTTTGACTCCCATTCCCTGTATAAGTGTTTAAAGTAGCCATTTACGCTAAGATAAAGAGAATGGGGTGGATTAGACTATTTATTTTGCCATTCAAGAATGGAAACACCACGCTGCTGATATGCTTTATCAAGACCTTGTTCGTACTGACGACGCATCACCTCATCACGGTTGCTCAGCTGTACTTCAGCCAAACGCTTAGCACGGTCAAGAGCAACGTCAATCTGACGATACAGGTTCATCCATTGGTTAGGATCAACACGGGAATTGTTACCACGTTCAGTCTTAAGGGAATCACGCCAAGCTTGGGCATCAGTACCTTGCATGATGCGTTGCAGTTCACGCTTAAAGTAACCTTGCTGACCCATCAAGGAGAACAACTCAGAACGCTCTTTAGGAGTGTACTCAACACCTTTGGTACTCTTGTTGAAGCTAGGACGTGAATCATACTCAATATCCAGAAGGAACTGACGTTCAGCCGATTGTCCTTCGTACACCTTCATAGGAGACACAGCATTCCATGCCCGTACAAAGAAGTTCTCAGGATAACCAACTTTAGTACCGTCAATCCAGTCATGCTTATTAGGCAGTGCACCTTTGGGATCAATCGTATCCAGGAACTTGTTACGGTTACGGAGGAGTTGAGTGAACTCCATATCCAACTCACGCAGAGAAGGTGCCATAAGGCGACCCAGTTCATTACGTGCACCAGATAGAGGAGCAAGAGAAGAAGCAAAAGAAGCTGCCCAACGATTCAATGCAGCAGGGTCACCACGAAGAACATCGTTCATAGGTTCAAGACCAGCAAGCATAGATTTGTTGGTTACATTAGCAACTAAGATAAAACCAAGTTTATTGATAGTAGTTTCAAGGTCGTTCTCTGT